TATATTAATATTATATATATTAAATATAATAAATTAAAGAAATTATATAATATATTATTTAATTATACAAAACAAAAATATATTTATATAAGTAAAAATATGATTTATTTCCAATATGAAGATAATACATATGGGATTTCATTAAACTTATTAGAATATATGGGGATAAATCAGAAGAAAATTTTACAGAGAATCAGAAGTAATAGAAGTAATATTATAATCTATGATAATAACGAAAAAGTACATAAGATTCTCAAGGAAATTGGGTATGATAATAGATATGCAGTACCCTATTTAATGGAAAAATTAGAATAAGTAAAATGTTAAAGAAAAGACACTTAATCGGTACTTTCGTGAATAAACACAAAGTTCTATCTTTTATAGAGAAAATAAAGAATAGTACAAAGATAGACGTAAAGAATATTTTTATTTTTACAATAGAGGGGAATAATAATGAATATTTGTTAACATTTAAAAACGTAAATAATAATAGATATTTAAATAAACTCTATAAATCAACAACTTTACACGTTAAAAATGGATGCCTTTTTTCAATTAATGCTTTAAATAATTTAATAGATAAAGAAAGCGATAAGTCTGTTAATAATAAAAAAGATTATATTATTGATTGGGAAAAATATAGAAATAAATTGATAATTATGACATCTGGAAAATTATGCATATATACACTATCAAAAATAGAAGATAAAAACATAATTCTCGATTTGTAAAGTATTTATATATAATATAATAAAGTATTTTATATATGGCACGTTTCATACAAAAACAATCACAATCTAGGAGAATATCAAGATTAGATATAAATCCAAATAATGTTGTTATAAATAAAAAAGAAAATAATAAAGTTATGAATACATCTGAAAAAGTAGCAATGGCACAAGAAATTCTTTCAAAAGAAGACAATAAGAAAAATAATGTTAAGCGTCTTAAGAAAGATAAGGGGTTAATTGAAAGAACAGAAAGTTCTAAAACAATACTTACAGAAGATAACAAAGAATTATTGAATGATTAATAATGACTAATATTAAATATTTAAAAGACAATGGTTTATTAGAAGCTCATAAACAGTTTCTCAGAATGTGTAACGAAGATTATTTATCACATGAGGAATTGAATCTTAATGAGGATGACGAAGTTGCCCCAACGTCTGATAATAATGACCAGAGTCAAACTAATGAGCCAGATACGGGCAATCAAGACTCATCATTATTTGATAATAATCCTACTGAAGGTGATAATACTACACCAATGGGGGTAAGTGGTAATACGAATGACACCGAAGACGCTATGAATGGGGATGCTTCTATGGGCGGAGAAATGCCTATGGATAACATGGATGATTCGTTAGATAGCGATAGTGATATTGCACCTGATAATGATAGTAGTGATGAAGATACCATAGACATAGATGATTTAACAGATGCACAAGAAAAGATTAATCATAAAACCAATAAAATAGGTATTAATTTAGGGAAAGTTGATAATAGAATCGAACACCTTATGCAATCACTTGAAAAAATGGAAGATATGATTGATTCTAATAATGCGGAAATAATGAGTCTTAGAAAAGAATTTGAAAAGAGAAATCCAACTCAAATAGAACGTATAGATATGCGTCGTAGATTTGATTCTCCAGGTTTTAATGAATCACCAGAAGAATCATTGGCAAAACGTTTGCAAGCACGAGATAACTATACAGTAACAGATGGGGGTGATAAGACGAATGATAAGCAATACACTCTAACACAAAATGACATTGACAGTGTAGGTGATTCTCAAGTAGCTGATTCTTTTTATAAAATAGACGATGACGATATACAGGATATAAATAAGATTTTTGGATTTTAATTATAAAGTATAATCATGGCGTAGATTTTTTTTTAAAATTGCGTCATGATTTTTTGGTTTTATAGTTTTTTGGTTGTATCTTTGCAAAAGATTATAGTTTAAGTGAGTAATAGACTCACAAATATTTTTTTAATTTTAATTTTTATGAATAAATTTAATGTAAACATCAATTCTGATGACGTTGTAAAACAACACAATGAAGTTATTGAGTCTTCTCAAAACAAGAAAACTAAGTCTACCTTTGACACTAAGAATTATTTACAAGCACGTCTTGAAGAAGGTGTTAATGAAAAGACTTTAACTATCCGTTTGTTACCTTTTTCTCCAGAAGGAGGTTCTCCTTTTAAAAAAGTCTGGGTTCACTCAATCCGTGTCAACAAAGAAGTATCTAATAGCGGATGGAAGATGATGCCGTGTTTAGAAAAAAATGAAGAAAAATGCGAATGCCCTATTTGTATGGTATCTCGCCATGCACAGGAATTACAAAAGGCAACTACTGATGCTGTTCAGAAGAAGAAACTTGGTGAAGTTGCTTTCGCAAATAAGCCAAAACAGGCATGGGTGGTAAGATGTATTGATAGAGACCACGAAGAAGATGGTGTTAAATTCTGGCTGTTTAATAGTTCGAGTAAGCAGCAGGGCATATATGACCATATGATGAATCTCTATGAAATTAGAAACAAATCTGGTAAAAAGAAGGGCAATGATTATAATATCTTTGATTTGAATAACGGAGAAGATTTTATAATCACAATTACAAGGGGAGAAGATGGAAAGACTACATACAAAGTTGTTGATGAAGGCTTTCCAAGCCCATTAACGGATGATTTAGAAAAAGGTATGGCATGGATTAATGACCCAAAGAAATGGTCAGATGTATTCCCTGCTAAAGCTCCTGAATATATGCGTATTCTAGTAGAGGGCGGTGTTCCTTTTTATGACAAAGATTCTCAACAATACGTCGACAAGTATGTTAAAGAAAAAATAGACGAAGAAAAGAAACATCAAAACGAACAAGCCAATTTGATGCCAGATACAAGTAGTAAATTTGAGAGTATGCCATCTTCATCTGAAAAAGAGCCATCATTAGATATGACAAATTCATCCGATAGCCCTGATGTGCCTAATGGTATTATTACAGAAGATGATGAAAATGATTTACCATTCTAAAATCTAAATATTTTGGCAAAGTTATATTATTCTTATGGTGCGATGGGCAGCTCTAAAACACTTAGATTGCTTGCCCTCGCTCATAATTTAGAAGAAAAAAGTATTCCTCTTATAATTCTCAAACCATCTATAGATACAAGAGATGGAAAAGATAAAGTCACATCACGTGCTGGCTTGTCGAAAGAATGTGTATCAATAGAAGTTAATGTGAATCTATATGAGAAGATTAAAGAAATAGACAACGTGATGAAGACTCATTTTAGTAGTTTAGAATGGGTTCTTATTGATGAAGCTCAGTTCTTAACAGAAGAACAAGTAACTCAGTTAAGTGATGTTGTAGATTTCCTAAATATTAATGTTTATTGTTTTGGATTAAGAACTGACTTTTTATCTCATAGTTTTAGTGGTTCAAAAAGACTATTTGAACTTGCGGATGAGATTGAGGAAGTTAAATCTTATTGTGAATGTGGCGGTAAAGCTTCGATAAATGCACGATTTGACGAACATAATAAAATTATTACCGAAGGCTCTCAAATACTTGTTGGTGGTAATGATTTGTATAAACCGTTATGTAGAAAGTGTTGGAAAAAATATATTAAAAAAAAGTTTTTAGAAAATGAGACAAGCTATTAAGAAAAAGAGTTTCGCAAAACCTTCAGTTAATGATATTAGAGCACTTGCAGGATTTAATGATGAAATTAAAGCATCAAGAGAATCAAGTGCAGAGAAGCCTATGGATTTTATTATTCTTCCAAAGGCATTTGAGGAAGCTACACAATTACCAGGTATTCCTCTTGGTTATCTAAGCATTGTAGGTGGTTGGTCCAATACAGGTAAATCAACGTTAGTTAATTGTATTGTAGCTGCTTGTCAAAGACAAGGTATCTTACCTGTTATTTTTGATACTGAAAATAACTTTGACTTTAGTTATGCTAAGGATTGCGGAATGGAGTTTGAGGAGGTTTATGGTGATGTTGTTGACCCAGAAACAGGTGAGGTAACAAATGGTATAGTAGATTATCGTGGATTATTCCTTTACTATAATAGTGTTATTTTAGCTGAAAAGTGTGGAATGAATGATTATTCTACTGGTAAGCAAACAAAGACTAAACGCAAGCAGGCTGTTTTGGAAGACATCTCATTTGTTATCAACGATTTGTTGGATAAGCAAGACGAAGGTAAGTTGCAGATGCCAATATGTTTTATCTGGGACTCTATCGGTTCTATTGGCTCTTTTAAATCTTACACAAGTAAGACTGGTAATAATATGTTTGATGCAGGTGCAATTTCACAAGCATTTAGTAACATTATTAATAACAGAATACCAGCTTCTAAGAGTGTAGGGTGTGAATTTACAAACACCATGTTCTGCGTAAATAAGATATGGAACGATTCTATGAACTCAATGGGTGGTGCTGCATCAATAGAGTTTAAGGGCGGTAAAACTTTCGTATATGGCGCACGACTCATTCTTCATGTTGGTGGTGTTGCAAAAGCAGCTACAAAGCGTTTAACTTGTACTTATAAAGGGGAAACTGTTAATTATGGTATTATCACTAAAATCAAGAGTACGAAGAACCAACTTCCAAGTCCATGGAATATTATGAGAGAAAGTACTTTCTGTTGTGTTCATAATGGTATTATTAGTGAGAATGAACTTGATGAATACAAGAAAACAGATTTAAAAGATTTGTTGAAAAAACTTGAAGAGTATAAGAATAATAGTGATAGTGGTGATGAAAATATTACTGATAAGGAATTAACTTTCGGTGAAGAAGAAGTTAGCGAAGAATAAATAATTAGGAGTGGTTTTAAACCACTCCTTTTTTGTTTAAAAACTATTTATATGAAAAACTATTCATGATGAATATTACACCAGAAATACAAAAATTATTTAAAACAGTAAGAACAAAGTTAGGTGCTCCAATACGAACAATACAATTGGATGATAATCAATTATGTGATTTATTAGATGTTGCAATAGGAGATTATTCAGAAAAAGTACAGAATTGGGTAATTAAATCACAATGGATGAATCTAATGGGAAATAAAACCCTTTTAAGTAATCCATCAGAAGTGGCTTATGCTTTGACTGTCAGAACAATGGACTGGTCAAGAGATTTCTCTTATTGGTTTTCTAGAGAAGTCGGTCTACAACAACGTGGAAGTTATGAATTAAAGAAAGATTTTTTTAAAATAGAAAAAGGTAAACAGGTATATGTTGTACCAGCTGGAAGAGAGATTAACAAAGTTCTATACATTACCCCATCTACAACAAAGGCTGCCTTATATGGTAACCTTGGAACATTAGATACTGGTATTGGAGGCGGATTTGGACAATATGGAAATATGGGTAATGGAATGGGTATTACTGGTTTCTATGTGGGTTCAGCTTACGATACAGCATTGATGGCAGCCGATTTAAAGTATAAAAATTCATTATTAAGAGGAGACCTAGCTTACAAGGTTACAGCTGGACCAGATGGAACTCATCTTATACATTTATTATCAACTCCAGGTTCACCTAACATGGTAGGTGGTCTTGCTGCTGATGATACTTGGGGATGGAACAAGTATAGTTCCTGCTACTGCTGGTATACATACTATGATATTGGTGATGGTGGCAAAGAGGCTGAAGATGAATGTCGTCTACAAAATAGAGATGACGTATTGATAACACCAGACCAAGTTCCTTTAAGTGAGATGCGATATGAATTTCTTAATAACCCAGCACAACAAACAGTACGTCAGTTACTTGTAGCAGAGGCAATGATAACTTTAGGCTTGATACGTGGTACATATTCAGGTAGTGTAAAGATACCAGAAGCTGAAATGCAAATGGATTATGGCATGCTTCTTGAATTAGGAAAACAAGATAAACAGAATGCTTTAGAAGAACTTAATAAACGATTAGACGAAATGTTACCTTGGAACATCTTAGAAAAGCAATCAAATCTTACAGATAACCTAATAAAAGTATTACAGCAAAAGCCTCTTGGAGGTTTTTATGTAAGATAAGGGCACATTTCTGTGCTCTTTTTTTTATTTTCGGAAAAAAATATATACCTTTGCAAATATATAAAAAATAAAATGAAACAAGTAATAAGAAAAAGTATTGCTAAAGCAAATAATATTGACCAAACAAAGCCAATATATACTTTGATTGTGGATGGTAATAATCTACTAAAAATATCATTAGTTAATAAAACTTTAATGAATGATAAAGGTGAAACATATGGTGCCGTTTATAATTTCCTAAGAATATTAGGACATATACTTCAAATGAGAGATTTTGACACTTGTACAGTTTGTTGGGATGGATACATGAGTGGTATACTAAGATATAATATATATCCTGACTATAAGGCTAACAGAGGGAAAAAATACGAATTTGGTGATAATCAGACTGATTACGATAAATATATAGCTAATTACTGTAAGAATATTCTCTCAAAGAATAAGCGTAAAGAAACTGTAAGGGAGGAAAGTGAAGATGAATCCTTTCAGAGACAACGTGGAATTATTCAAGAAATATTAGACGAATTATTTGTTAGGCAGTATATGTTTGATAATGTTGAAGGTGATGACATTATTGCTTATAGATGCATTAACAAAAAACCAAATGAAAAGATAGTTATTGTTTCTGCCGATAAGGATATAACACAACTTATTAAAGAAGATGTATGTGTTTATAACCCAAGAAAGAAAAAAGCTATTAGTACAAAAAATTCCGTAGAGGAACTTGGTATTACACATGAGAATATAGTTTTAGAAAAAATATTATGTGGAGATACATCTGATAACATAAAAGGTGTTAAAGGTTTGGGAGAAACTTCATTCCTTAAACTATTCCCAGAATTTAAAACACGTAGAGGCACTTTAAAAGAGGTTATAGAGCTTTCTAATGAATTAATAGACAAGAGAAAGGCAGAGAAGAAAAAACCTCTTAAATCGCTTGAAAATATAGTTAATCAAATAACAGATGGAAGTCAAGGTGATAAACTATTTGAAATAAATCAAAAGATTATTGATTTAGGCGAACCCCTTTTGACAGAGGAAGCAGAAAAAGAGTTAAAAGAGACCATAGATGCACCTATTGACCCTGAAGATAGAAATTCAACAAACGTATATAAAATTATTTCAAAATACGGAATGAATGATTTGATGGATGAAAATAAATTTGGTTCATTATTCGGTATGTATCTTAGACTTATGACTGCTGAAAAAAAATTCTATCAAAAAAATGGTTAATTTTTTGGTTGTAGTAATATTTTGTCGTATATTTGCAGAAAATAAAATATTATAAAAATATGTGGCACGAAAATAGTTTAGTACCCTTTGTAGTTAGATTTTTAGCTACCAAAGAAGGGTATCATGGAACAACCAAAGAAATAAAAGATTATCTCTCATCAAATTTAACACTTGATGAAGAAGATATGGAATATACATCGTCAAATAGAAAAGGTACAAGAACTAATCGTTTTAATAAAACCGTTGGTAATTTAATCTCTCATAATAAATTAGCTAAGTTAAGACTTGGCGAAAAAGCGACCAATAAAAATGGTAAAAATGGGGTTAAACTGTTTGATGAAGTTGGGAGAATAGTTAATATTGTTAATATTTAGTTTATTTTTATATTGTTAAACATTTAAATTTTAAAAAAGTTAATGAATAAACAAGATTACAAAGACTATAGATTTGATTTTACAATCTATGTTAATGATTTTATTATCGCAAAGCGTAATTTTAAGATTCCTAATTATGTAGAGGGGTCAATGGAGACTGTTTTGTTTAAGAACGTTGTGGATGACATAACACGTATGATTGACCAGGATTTAACGGATAAGAGTATTGTATATACTACTTATTATTTCAATCCGAACGACGTAGCTGAAGAATTTAAAGCGCCTTTGAGTGAACCTTGGGAAAGTACATTTAAAATTGTTATTAGTGATAACAAGAAACCTATTATCACTCGTATATGGGATGGATATGGCTATCCAAGAGCAATTAAGGATAGAGTAGACCTTACCAATAAGAAAGTACGCATCACCAATAAGAGTGGTCAGGTATTTACTTATGATAAAGAAGATTTCTTTAAGAATAACAATAGTTTATCATTGGAGTTAACAGCACTTAAGGAAATGATTTATGATAAGCAGGATATTCTCATGCAAATCATTAATACTATTTGTGACGCATGTTCTATCGGTAAGCATAATTCTCCAAAGGATGCGTTAGAAGATATGGAAACAACTGATGAGTATTATTTCGATTCTGATAGTTCGAAATATAAGAAGTATAATTTCAATATTTCTAACGAAAATTACAAGCTTATGCGTAAAATTGAGAAGAAGTACGCTAAGGAAACAAAGGAATATTTTAATAATTTATATTAAAAAATAAAATCTTCTCCACGTTTTTAATTAAGCGTGGGGAAGATAAATTGTTGGATATAAATAAATCATTTTATAATATATAGACTATTTTATATGATAAAGAATAATAAATAGTCTGTATATTATTAGAAAAACTATTCATGTAATATGAATATTAAATAACGTATATAATAATGAATAATAATGACGTAGATTTAGGCTTTCTTGGCGAAACTTATCAATATAAATTAGTTCATGAATTTATGGCGGATAAAGATTTCTTTTGCAATCTAAATCCTATTATTGAACAGAATAAATTTACCGACCCACATCTTAGAATTTTTGTAGGACTTCTGAAAGAATATTATGAAAAGAATGATATTCATCCAACATATGATGTCATGGAAATGCTTTTACGTGATAAGGCATACAATGACATTCAACGTGAAGAGTACATAGCTATTGTAGATAAGATTAAAAATACACCGTCTGAAGGTTCTAAGTTTGTTCAGGACAGGGCTGTGAAATTCTTTAGACAACAGCAAATGCTTATCACAGCACGTGAAATTGAAAAATTAGCAAGTGATGGAAAGGTAGATAATTACGATAAGATTTATGAACTTTTTAGTAAATCAATGACACTTGGTGTACCTACAGATATGGGGTATGGTGTTTTTGATAACTTGAATGAAACATTATCCGATGATTATCGTATCACCATTCCAACTGGTATAGATAATATTGATGATGTGCTAGAGGGAGGAATTGCTAAGGGAGAGCTTGGCGTAATCATTGGACCATCATCTTTTGGAAAAGTACAACCTTATCATTCTAGAATATTTACTCCTTATGGTCGAAAGTTTATGAGCGATATTAAGGTAGGAGATGAAGTATTAGGAGAAGATGGACGACCTCATAAAGTTACCAATGTATTCCCTCATAAAAATTGGAAATTTTATAAAGTAACATTTAGTGATGGAAGTTATACAGAGTGTGGTAAAGAACATTTATGGAGTGTAAGTGAAAATGGTGGGGATGATAAAGTTATGTCATTGGAAGATATGTTGGATAAAGGCATTTATAAAGGTGAAAAACCAGTTTTTTCTATTCCTATCACAGCACCTGTAGAATTTTATCCAATGAATTTTCCTGTTAAACCTTATGAAATGGGTTTATATCTTGCTAATGAAGAAGATAGAGTTTTAAAGGATGTTGGTGAATTTAAAGCAACAGGAATTAGATATGAATATCTATATAATATCCTTCCCGTACGAATTTCTTTACTAAATGGTATGATGGACGGTGGTGGTTATACTGATGAAAAAGGCAACACATGGTTTACCACTCGTCACAAAGAACTGTTGAATGATTTGGAAATTCTTGTAAATTCATTGGGAGGTATTGTTTCTTATAATAGAGACGAAAATGATATTTATAAGGTTCTTATTAAAATTTATTCTAAAGATGTAAAAATATTTGGAATAAAAGAAAAACAGGATAAAGTTGTATATCCAACGCCAAACGATTGTAGACGTTATATTACATCAGTATCTCCAAGTTGTGTATGTGATGGACAGTGTATTATGGTCGACTCAGAGTCACATCTATATCTTACAGATAACTTTATTGTAACACATAATACATCTATGACAACAGCAATAGCTGGATTCGCAGCTGCTAATGGGTATAAGGTACTTCAGATTGTATTCGAGGATAGAGTTAAACAAATTCAACGTAAGCATATTGCTCGTATCATGAATGTTGAGGCTAAAGACCTTAGTAAAACAGAATATATAGATGGAGTTAGAGAGCAACTAAGTCATTATAAGGAAGATTTTCCTGAATTGGAAAAGAATCTTAGAATAAACCGTTTCCCAAGCGGAGAAAAAACAGCATGGGATATTGAAAGATATATAAAGAAGCAGGTAAATAATGGCTTTAGACCTGACCTTGTTATTGTAGACTATTTTGAATGCCTTGAGCACAAAGGTGATGTTAATAATCAAAGCGAATGGGAAAAAGAAGGAAAAACTATGAGAAAGTTTGAAGCAATGGCAGGGGAACTTGACATGGCTTTCTGGATTCCTTTACAGGGCACAAAAGATTCAGTAAATGCAGACTTAGTAACAATGGATAAGGCTGGTGGGTCATTTAAGAAAATCCAAGTTGCTCATGTCGTAATGTCTATTGCAAGAACTATAGAAGATATTGAAGATAATAAAGCAACAATAGCTATTTTGAAAAATAGAGCTGGTAAAGCTGGAAAAGTTTTTGATGGTATTGAATTTAACAATGGTACATGTAGAATATCTTGTGATAATGCCAGTGTTGTGGATAGTATTTCACAATGGGATAAAGAAAAACAGGTAAAAAAACAAGATTTTGCAAGCAATATTGCCAAGCAAGTTTTTGAAAATAAACATTAATATAAATGGTATAAAAAAATTTTAAAAATTAATCTGACTGACTATCTGCAATTTGCATGATAATGGTCAGATTTTTTTAATCGAAACATAAAATATATCATATTTATTTCTACAACGTTGGTAGACTAATGATATCATTAATAAAAAAAATAATAAAAATAGACAATAAAATAATGTTAGTTCGTAAAAGAGATAATACTGTAGAAAAGTTCAATTTTGGAAAAATTGAGAAAGCAATTGAAAGTGCTTTTGATTCATGTAAGAAACATATCGAAGCAACTAAAAAAGGAAACTTTGATGATATAAAGAAAAATGCTGTTATTGATATTCTGAATTGTTTAAAGGAAAAATATAAGGAAGAAAATGATATTACTGTTGATGTAGAAGACATACAAGACAATGTAGAATACTGTTTGATGTCTTCTGATTTTCAGGAAGTTGCAAAATCTTACATTATTTACAGATATCTTCATAAACTTGTACGTGAAAATCAATCAAAACTTACAAAAGATATAAGAAAAAAATTATTAGCCGAAGACGTACAGAATCAAAATGCAAACGTTGACGAATATTCATTTGGAGGTAGAATGGGAGAAGCAAGCCGCCTTGTTACTAAGAAATATGCTCTCGACCTTTGTATGAGTAGAAAAGCAAGACGTAATCATGAAAATAATGAAATTTATATACATGACCTAGATTCTTATGCTGTTGGTATGACAAATTGTTTAACAAGTCCATTAGATGACTTACTTAACAATGGTTTTAATACAAGGCAGACAGATGTACGTCCAGCAAATTCTTTAAACACTGCATTTCAATTAGTAGCCGTTATTTTCCAGTTACAGTCTTTGCAGCAGTTTGGTGGAGTAAGTGGTAGTCACTTAGATTGGACTATGGTTAAGTTCTTCAGAAAGAGCTTTATGAAGCATTATATAAATGCATATATTAAGCAAAGTGATTCATTCTATGATGTAGATATTGCAAAAGTATCTTCAGAATTGTATAAGGATGAAAAAGGCTTAGAAAGAACATCTATTGATAAATTAATTAATGATTACAAAGATAAGTTCTTTAAAGAAACTGGTCTTTCAGAAGAGGATTTCAGACTCGACAATAAAGATAAGTTGGACGCTAAACTTTATCAAAGTGCTTTATTTGATACGATTAATGAATTAAATCAAGCTGTTGAAGGAATGTATCATAATCTTAATACACTGCAAAGTAGAAGCGGTAATCAGCTACCATTTACTTCTATTAACTATGGTACATGTACACTTCCAGAAGGTAGATTAGTAATTCAAGCTCTTTTACAAGGTTCTATTAAGGGTGTAGGTAAATTCCATAAGACAGCCATATTCCCTTGCAGTATTTTCCAATGTATGAAGGGTGTTAATAGAAAAGAAGGTGACCCTAACTATGACCTTTATAAGTTGGCACTCAAATCAACATCTTTGCGTATTTACCCAAATTATGTTAATGTTGACTGGACAGTTAATGAGGGATATGATAAGAATGACCCACGTACTTATACTTCCACGATGGGGTGTCATGCAAAAGATACACCAATTGTAATGGCAGACGGAACAAGAAAAATGGTTCAAGATGTTAAGGTAGGTGATAAGTTAATGGGTGTTAATGGTCAAACAAGAGTTGTTGAATCATTGATAAGAGGAAATGATAAACTTTTTAAGGTTAATCAGAGTAGAGCTGAATCTTATGTTGTAAATGAAGGACATGTTTTATCACTTAAATATACAGCTTCAAGGGAATACAAAGGATATAAAAAAGGTGATATTGTGAATATTCGTTTGCATGACTTTTTAGAAATCCCAGAGAGTTCAAGACGTTTCTTCAAAGGATATAAATCTGCATATGAATTAGGTGAAAAAGATTTTAAAATTCCACCTTACATTTTAGGTCTATGGTTGGGAGATGGTCTTAAGAATGGGGCAAAATTTAGTGTAAATAAGAACGAAGAAAAAATTATCAAAGACTTAGAGGAATATGCTATATCAATAGGAAGGAAACTTAAAATAGACGAAGATGGAGAAAAATGCTATGCTGTAACGATATCAGATAAAGATAAACAACATGAGTTAAATCCATTTAGACAAGCACTTAAGGAATTGAATTTAGTTGATAATAAGCATATACCAGAGGAGTACTTCTTTGGTTCTACAAAACAAAGAAGTGAATTATTAGCTGGTCTTATCAATACTGATGGTTGGGCACGTAATGGAAGAGGTAGAAAGAGTGTTTGTTTTGGTAACACGAATTTATCACTAATAGAAGGTGCGAAGAAAATTGCAAACTCACTTGGTTATAATACTAATATAATCAAAGCAAGGGGTGAATGTATTGGAACAGGTATATGTGAGGGTTCGAAATTAAAGCCTTATTATCATCTAAACATACACTCATTTGATGATGAGTTGTTAATGGAACACAAAAGAAGTGTAAATTCTACTTCTATACGTAATTTTGACACTTCAACAATATCAATCGAAGAGTTTGGAGTCGGTGACTTCTATGGCTTTGAGTTAGACGGTGATAGACTCTATTTAATAGATGATGGTACGGTAACTCACAATTGTCGCACATATAATGGTAAAGACATTAATGCCGATGAGGGTCAGAATCCTCAGATTAAAGACGGACGTGGTAATCTTGCACCAGTTACTGTAATCATGCCAACATTGGCTATGGAGGTTAAGGAATCACTGAAGGACACTGAATACACAAAGGATGACATAACAAAAGCCTTTATGAAACTTCTTGACAAGAAGATAAGTGAATCTAAGGATATGCTTCTTGAAAGATTCGAGTGGATGTGCAAACAAAGTCCTGCTTCTGCTAAGTTTATGTGGGAGAATAATACAATGCTTGGTTATAAAGAGGAAGAAGGTATACGTTCAGCATTAAAGCATGGAACATTGGCTATTGGTCAGTTAGGTCTTGCTGAAACTCTTCAAATATTAATTGGTACAAATCAAGTTTCTGAAGAGGGAATGGCTTTTGCAAAAGAAATTGAAGGCTTATTCCATAAGAGAGCTGCAGAATACAAGAATAAGTATAAACTTAACTTCGGCGTATATTATACTCCTGCTGAGAATTTATGCTACACGGCAATGAAGAAATTTAAGGACAAGTATGGTGATGTTGAAAATGTAACATATATTAATTTACCTGTTAAAGACAAACATGGTAATATAGTATACGATGAAAATAAGCAGATAATGTTTAATAAACACGATAAATGCTATTTCACAAATTCAATTCACGTTCCAGTATGGGAGGAGATGACACCGTTTGAGAAGATTGATATTGAAGCTCAGTTGGTAAACTATTCAAATGCAGGATGTATTACTTATGTTGAACTTCCAGCATCAACTAAGAATAATATTGAAGCACTTGAAACTATTGTTGATTACGCAATGGATAACGACATCCCTTACTTTGCTATCAACGTTCCTATTGATACTTGTGAGGATTGTGGGTATAGTGGAGAAATAGGTGATGTTTGTCCAAGCTGTGGAAGTACACATATCTCTCATCTACGAAGAGTTACTGGATATTTAACTGGAGATTATAAGTCAGCTTTTAATCCAGGCAAACAAGAAGAATCTGATGACAGAGTAAAGCATATAAAGAAATTCTAAAAAAATGTGGTGGTGGTTATTAACCATCACCACCTAAATTACTAAAGTTATGAAAATAAGTGGAATTAGTTATCCAGATATTAATAATGGTTTAGGATGCCGTGTTACTTTATGGGTTTCTGGATGTGACCATAAATGTAAAGGGTGCCAGAATGAAAATACATGGAGTAAAGACAGCGGAAGAATATTTAGTGATGAAGATAAAGAAAGGATATTCAGGGTACTTGAAAAGCCATATATCAAGGGACTGACCTTATCAGGAGGAGACCCGTTAGGCTTCTACTTTAAAGAAGTTAAGGAGCTTTGTGAGACTATTAAAAAGAGGTTTCCAGCAAAGGATATATGGTGTTATACAGGTTTTACCCTGAAAGACATCGAAAAGTGCAATAAAGGAGATATACTTCCTTTTATAGATGTTTTGGTAGACGGACGTTATATAGAAGCGGAAAGAGATACTACGTTAGCTTTCCGAGGTTCTAAGAATCAAATTATATGGGAAAAAGATGATAATGGCAAATTTTATCAAAGCAATCTAAACTTTTGAAAAACACGAAGCAGGTAATAATTATTACCTGCTTTTTTTTATTATTATATACATAAATTAATAAAAAATGCTATTTATTATATCGTACTGTAAAATCCACAAGTCTTTAGCTTGTGGTATATAAGGAAGTGGATTCTCCTAATTTGTGATTGTTGTACTCTTTTATCACGCAAATATACAAAAAAAATATTGATATACACAAAAAAAATACTATATTTTTAAATGATATGAGAAAAATTAACAGAACATACAAGTTCAGACTGTACCCAAACAAGGCGCAAACCGAATTGCTGGCAAAGCACTTCGGATGTTCTCGCTTTGTGTACAACTACTTTCTCAATCAACGTAAAGAACAATATAGGCTTACTGGTAAAAGCGATAATTACTATGCTCAGGCTAAAACACTTACAACATTAAAGAAGCAGGAAGAAACAGCATGGCTTAAAGAGGTAAACTCTCAAACCTTGCAATTTGCTATCCGCAGTCTTGAAGCAGCCTATACAAATTTCTTCAAGAAGCGTGCGAAATTTCCTAAATTCAAGTCCAAGCACTCTAAGAATAGTTTCACCGTTCCGCAATCCGCATCTGTCGCAGGTGGAAGACTTTTCATATTTAAGTTTAAAGAGGGTATAAAATGCCGTATGCACCGTGAGATAAAAGGTAAAATAGGTAAGGTAACTATCACTAAGACACCAAGTGGGAAGTATTTCGTTTCTGTATTCACAGAAGAAGAATACATAACTCCTCTTAAGAAGACTGGTAAGTCAATTGGTGTGGACATGGGTTTGAAGAATTTGCTTGTCACTTCTGAAGGAGAAAATTTTAAGAATAACCGATATACAAGAAGATACGAGTGCAAACTTGCTAAAGCACAGCAGCATCTTTCTCGCAAGAAAAAAGGCAGTAGAGGGTTTGAAAACCAAAGGCTCAAAGTTGCCAGACTTCACGAGAAGATTTCTAATTGTCGTGCTGACTATCTGCATAAGTGCTCTATCTCTCTTGTGCGAAGATATGATACCATCTGTATCGAAGACCTGAATATAAAGGATATGACGAAAAATCATCACCTTGCCAAATCTATTTCTGATGCAAGTTGGGGTAAATTTGTTTCCATGCTTACCTATAAGGCAGAATGGAACAATAAGAAGGTTGTGAAGGTAGACCGATACTTCCCTTCCTCACAGACTTGTAATGTTTGTGGGTATGTCAGCAAACAGATTAAAGACTTGTCTATTCGTGAGTGGGTGTGTCCTGAATGTCACACAAAACATAACCGTGATATTAACGCAGCTATTAATATCCTTCGTTTAGGTTTAAATAATATATCGGCAGGAACTGCCGATTACACGGGTGGAGAGGAAGTAAGTGTCAATCTTTCGAAAGACCGTTCCTCAGTGAAACCCGAAGCCAATGAACTAAAGGCTCATTGGTAGTTCATAGGTATTAAATTATATAATAATAATATATGACTAAAAAACAATATTTAGGTATTCGTTATCCTTTTACATCACAAGACTTTCAGAATTTTTATATTGATTTAAATAGTTCTTTAAAAGGAAAAGTAAAAAGTCAGATTATGCATGTAATCTTTACCCCTAAAGGGCAGAGATTAAGGAATCCTGAATTTGGCACCGATTTAATAAAATACATATTTGACCCTAACGATACTGCTACATGGGAGTCGGTGAAAAATGAAATTAAAGATTCAGTAAGTAGATGGGTTAACAATGTTAATCTAAAGGATATTCAAATAGTGAAGAATGTTGACGATGATTTAGAAATTTTTGTCAGAGTTGATTATACAATTAATATTGGAAATAAGAGTACTGATGATAGTATGGTAGTACAATTATAATTTTTATGGAGAAGAAAATTAATTATTTAGCAAGAAATTTCGAAGATATTAAAAGTGAACTTATTAATTTTAGTAATAAGTATTATCCAGAAATAACAGATGATTTCAATGATTCAAGCGTTGGTTCTTGGTTTATTGACTTAATGAGTGCTGTTGGTGATGATTTGTCGTACCATACAGATAGAATGTTTCAAGAAACAAATATTAATAGTGCTAATTTAAAAAGTACCTTATTAAATATTGCAAGAACTAATGGAATTAAAGTTCCTGGTAAAAAAGCTTCTATGTGTGAGGTAGAAGTGAGTGTTGTTCTTCCTGTAAGTTCTCAAAATATTGCTCAACCTAATTGGGATTATGCGCCAATATTAATGATGGGTAGTATAGTATCCGCTGGTAATTATAATTTTGAAATAATCGAAGATGTTAATTTTGCAGAACAATTTAATAAACATGGTGTATCTAATCGAGAAATTATAGCTAATCGTGATACGAATGGTAATATAAGCAGTTACACTATTAAGAAAACAGTGATTGCTAGAAATGGTAACACTCGTGTTTATAAGAAAGTTATTACACGTTCTGATTTACAACCTTTTATGGATTTCGTACTTCCAGAAACTAATGTAATGAACGTTGAGTCTATTATATTCAAAGAAACATCAGATTATACGGATAATCCAAAAATGTCAGAATATTATATAGATGCGGAAGAATATCGTTTGGGCAACGAAGCAGTAACAACATATCGTTTTTTCGAGTGTGATTCTTTAGCAGAGCAATACAGATGGGGTACAAAGGTAAATTATAGTGGTAACACAGACATAATACAAGACAGATACAATCCAGAAATTTATGACGATTATACAGAAACAACTGTAAATGGAACTACTCGTACAAGTCGTTATTATAGAGGAGAGTGGAAACCATTAAGCCAAAAATTCATCACTGAATATACTGACAATGGCTATTTAAAGATTATTTTTGGCGCTGGAATAAAGTATGATAATGTACCTGATTTACAGACTACTTATGCTGATTATGAAGCTTCTAAGATAATTAATAATGATATGTTAGGGGTGCTTCCTAAAGAAGGGTGGACCATGTTTATATTATATCGTGTTGGAGGTGGAGCAGAAACTAACTTAGGTCCTGGTTCTATTAATGCAGCTACTACGGTTAACTTTGAGTTTGGAAATGTAGCTGGACTTGATGGACGTATTAAAGGTAACGTAATACAGTCTTTATCTGTTACGAATGTAAGTACAGCCGTTTCTGGTAAAGATGCACCATCAGCCCAAGAAATTAAGTATATTGTAAAATATAATTCAGGTGCACAAGAAAGATGTGTTACACTTAAGGATTATAAAGCAAGATTATCAGAAATGCCTGCAAAATATGGTTCTCCATTTAGGTCTATGGTAATAGAAAATAACAATAAAATTGAAATGAGTTTCTTAGGGATGAATGCTGATAGAAAACTTGATGCATCATTACCTCAAACTTTAGTAGAGAACGTTATAAACTACTTGGAGGGTTATAAATCTCTAAATGATTATATAGAAATTAAAAGCGGAAAGATATACAATGTTGGTTTTTCAGTAGATGTTTTTATTGATAAAAATTATAATACATCCGATGTGATTAATTCTATAATTTCAATAATTTCCAATTATATGGACATAAATAACCACGATATGGGTGAAGATATTTTCATTGGAGACTTAGAAAAATCAATCAGTCAATTAGATGGCGTTATAAACCTTATAGACCTTAGAGTATGGAATATATATAATGGAATTTATAGTACCGATAAATGTCCTCTACCAAGATACACTGAATCATCAGTATGTGGACAATCAAATAGATTAGGGTTTAAATTAAACACATCTAATTCGTTTGCAGAAGAGTTAGATTTAAATGCATCTGACAAAGTATTATATGGTGATTATAATTCAATGTATGAAATCTTTAATACTGCAACAGATATACAAGTAAGAGCAAAAATTAAATAATGTTATAATAGGAATATATGGGATGTAATTGTAAGGACGCAAAAAGAATGCGGAGTATTTTTGGAGAAAAGCCAGCCAACGAAACCGTTATGGATAAATTATTGAGATATATTAAAACGTTATTCATTATACTTACAACATTTATAATTGGTGTTATCTGTATACCATTTGTTTTGATTGTTGTAATATATAATTTATTTTTTCATAGAAAAGCATATTTTAATATATCAGATAATTTTATAAAAAGAGTTTTAGGTATTAAAAATGGAGAAGAATTACAGAGTTAAAGCAAATATAAATAAAGATACAGTCTTGCAAGTTAACATGAAACAGGACTTCGAAATGATGGATGTCCTCACAATGTCAATTTCGCAGGAAAATGCTTACAGAATACACTCGTCTAATTATGGAGTTATAGTTGGGCGAGTATTGGCTAATGATGCATTTGGTATTCCAAATGCAAAAGTTTCTATTTTTATACCTAAAGAAGATGGTGAGGATAACGAGATAAGTACAATATATCCTTATTCAACTACTTCTTCTAAAGATAGAGAAGGAAGACGTTATAACATTCTGCCTAATGAGGGGGATGATGATTGTTATCGTGTAGTGGGTACTTTCCCAAATAAAACTTATCTGCTTGATAATGATATTCAGCTTGAAGTTTATGATAAGTATTGGAAATATACTACAGTAACAAATCAATCAGGTGATTATATGATATTTGGTGTACCTGTTGGTAATCAACAAATTCATGTAGATATTGATTTATCTGATATTGGTATATTATCACAGAAACCAAGAGATTTTGAATATAAAGGATATAATATCACTCAGTTTGATAACGCATCTCAATTTAAAAGTAGTACCAACCTTGATAATCTTGTGCAAATTTTTTCACAAGGTAAAAACGTGTATGTCTATCCATTTTGGGGAGATAAAGATAATGGTATAGTAGCGATTACAAGAGCTGATATTCAAATACAATACAAGTTTGAGCCAACCTGTGTTTTCATGGGTTCAGTTATGAGTGATAACGCTTCTAATGAAATTGGTCATAGATGTACTCCATCTATATTTAATGGCTACAATGAACAGTTGATAGCTGGAGAGGGTACTATTGAAATGATTCGTAAAACTACTGATGGTCTTACAGAAGAAGTACAGATACAAGGTAATCGTTTAATAGATAGTGATGGTGTGTTCTGTTACCAAATACCTATGAATCTTGATTATGTAGGTACTGATGAGTATGGTAATATAGTTCCAACTAATAATCCTAATAAAGGTATTCCTACAAGAACAAGAGTAAGATTTAGATTTAGCAAACAAGAAACAGGGGAAGAAAGCTTTTCAAGACATACTGCTAAATACCTAGTACCTAATAATCCAGAATTGTTAGAGGGTGGTGATTATGTCACACCAACAGTAAGTAATGGAAAGGACTTGAGTTCTTACTTCTCCTTTGGCTCTGCTACTCCAGATAATTGTTTTAGAGATATGTACTGGAATAAGGTTTATAGTGTTAAAAACTATATACCACGTATTCAAACAGCGAGAAGAATTACATCTAAACATTATAGCGGTTTAAAAGCTACAAATATAATTAAAAAAGATAACCCAATTCCTTACAATACATTAAGATTTGATTTGCATTTTAATTATATGGTATTGTGTACTATTATAGCTATATTAATAGCAATAGTTAGTGCTCTTAATACTATATTGGTAGCATTTATAGATTATATGCTTGTAATTAAAGTTTTTGGCATAACCATTCTTGATTTATCAGGATTATTTCCTTTCGGGTGTGTATCTTTCGGAGCTGGCTTAGCTGGGGAAGGTAAAATTGCTTACTACCCTGGCTGCAACTGTGGAGCTAGGAGACATAAGGCTTGTGATAAAGCTAAATGCCCTGATTCTATTCCAGATTGTCAAAAAGAATCTAATAATCATGACATGATGGATATTATTCAACAAAATCTTGGAACTGAATACGATATTGCTAAAACTGACTTCTATAATGATTGGTTGAATGGTTCTCTTTATATGCCATTGTGGAGATGGAGAAAAAGAAAAAAGAAGTCATTCCTATTTGGACTATTCCACTCTAGAGCAAAAAACGAATATTGCTCTTGCTCTAATTTTTACAAGCGTTTAAGATTAACAAATTCATGCGATTTAACTTACAAATCTCCAAAAGGACAAGAAACAAGTAATGCTAATACACTACGTCCAATAGAGGGGGTATACTCTTCACGTATGCATAAAGAAAATTCTACTGTATGGTTAAGCGGAGGAGTTATTCAAAATGTTCAAAATAAGGACGGGTTAGATATATATTATTATACTCCTGGTGTTCCAAGAAACGAAATAAATAAAATTAATGAAATAGTAACACCTATACATTACGTAAGATTATATTCAACAGATATTATTCTCCTTGGTAGTTTGGGTGAGAATGATTTACATGGAGTACCTCAGTTATTTAAATTTATTCCAGCAACTACAAGTAATATACCTCCAATAGCAACGACAACAGAAGCCAAAGATAATGCAGAAGAGAGAGAAATAGAAAATCCTACTGATAAGGCTGAAGAAGATGTTGGTAGTTATATTACAACTGGTATGGATTGGGGTTATCATGGTCAAAACAATGGAGGCGTACAGTATAAGAATGGATTGTTTATGGATTTAACATGTACTCGTATTTCCTCTTTACCCAAATCTTGTATAAATGCAGAACGTATATGCGAACTTGGTGTATCTAACGATATGTTGTATCGTACACAGTATGGAGCTAATGAGAACACATGGGGAGAATTCCTTCCAGACGGAATGATTACAAAATTAGAAATAGATGATTACGAATCACGTGCAATGTTTGCAACACTTAACCATGTGGGATTTGTACCTAAAGTTAGTAATTACATGCTTGACGAGAATACTGGTTATTATTTTAATAGATTTAAATATCTTTATCCAGTAAACTTCGATGGAAAAATGCAATCTTCAATAGAGAGATTTTTGAAAATAAATGAATTTAAGCAAGGAGAACATGATAGCTTTGATAAAGCATATATGGAATTTAGATATGGCTCTGATAAGCCATCTTTATGGCATTTCTATACAATTAGAGGAAATTATGTAAAATTCCCTCTTTATAACAACTCTTTCTACTTCTATTTTGGTATTAATCAAGGAAACACTGCTTTGGATAAATTTAATAAATTATTCCATGCCGAATGCTTTTCTGATAAAAAATACCCATTTAATACTAATATAAAAGCCAAAGGTTTAAGTTCATGCCCAGTTAAGGCAGAAGATTTTGCATATATCATTATTGATGTAAATGGAATAGCAACTCCTTATTCTTATGAAGTGTATAACTATAATGGTGATTTAATAGGAGATATAAACGAAGAGAAAAGTGACAGATATATTGGTATAGGTTGCGAAGTTAAAGACGATGGTACACCTATTTTTTCTCTTAATAAAGAAGAAAATGGATTTTATGGCGGAGTTTTATTAAAAAATACGATATATAAGGTGAAAATTACAGATGCTAATGGAAGAAGTATAGTAAAAAATGTCACATTATCTAACGAACCACTTAGTATGAATTATGAAAATTCAGAATTAGGTGGTAAATATACTTTTACCTATAGTGAAAAAGAAGATGAGGCTGAGAGGAATAAGGAACGTGCAAGTATCAATGAAGAAAGTAAAAAATATATTATTTCAAATGATTTATCAGGCTCTATAAATATTCATAGTTTCATGATTGATGGTAATGAATATGTTTTAACAAATGATAAAGATATGGTTCTTTTACCTGAAATGCCTACCAATATTCAGAAGGTTTTTAAAGGTAATATATCTAGTGATAATATATGTTATAAAATTACTTTAACACATTATGTAGCTCCCAAAAATACAATAACCAAGATAATTTATCTATCAATTAGTCCTACATATGGACACGAGTATGCTGACCCTAAACTAACATATAAAGATGTATCTACGGATACAGATTCTAACTATGTTAGTCATACTTCACGTGATTATATTGTTAATTATATTGATAAGAAGGGAGTAAATAAATCTTTCACTGTTAATAAAGTATTAAGTATTGATTTTAATACATTCTATCCTGATGCTTATAAAATAGGAATAATACAGGATTGTTCAAGCAATTATGTGTCTGATGTAGAAGATGAGAAGCATATTAAATACTCAACTTATTTTAATTTAATAACAATAGAGAATGGAAAAACTTTTGATGTATTAGTAAATAAAGTACCATTAAGAACGTTAATGGGGAGACATGAGCTTGTTGATAACAATGGTACTTACGATTCATTTGGAAATAAATTCTATTATGAGGATGGCGTAATTCCATTGGATAATGATGGTTATATTAAAACTACAACAGGTTGGCTAAATGCATTTGACCCAGCAGCATATCATTATCCTACTAATATCGAAGACTGGGATGGCTATATTACTGTTACAGACGACAGCAAGTTGAATAATTTGAATATTGTAAAATATAAATTAACAAACATGTTTAGTCTTCTTAATACTGTAATGTTTACAGATGTTAGCGAAAAGGTACTGTCCATTGAGACCGTAGGCGGAAAAAGACCTGTTAGAGTAAGAAGTCTATCTCCAATGTATGAAGATGTTGATGATTTTAATGATAATAATGTGATTAATAATTATGCATTAGGAGAGATATATTCAATTGCACTTGCAAATTCATTACCAAATATTGTTGCTGATAATTATCAGGGAAACCCTAAAAATAATAATAAAGACTTTACTGGAAGATTAAATGCTTTAATAGGTGGTGGCAAATATAGTGGTAATTATATAGCTGGTTTTACAAAAAATGCTGGTATAGTGCAAGATTCTAGAGGTAATAGAATTGCTTACACAAACTATCAAGCAGTTCCTGCTAAATCTTATCCTTTTAACGGAAGTTTAACTGATTCACCTGTAATTACACAAAATTCAGATTATCTTTTACAAAATGACAATTTAGGTATTATTGATAAAATGCATGGAGGTAGAGCGGTTACACCAGCTGGGACTACAAGACCTTATTTTAGATTTATGACTGTAGATAGAAGAATAGATTACGATATTCTGTTTGTTACGCCATCTTTGTATCAAACAAATGCTACTATTAATGGTTCAAAAGATTGGCAGAAAGGTTTTATGACAGGTACCATTTATAATGGTATTACGTTAAATTACGACAAAGATACTCGTTCATTAATACGTAAACAATTAAATATTGGTCCTGATAGTTTGGAGTATAAATATAATGATTATGGTGGGGTTGATTGGGTAGGTGCTACCAAAAAAAGTAAACAACGTTTCTATGAAGTTTCAATTAACGGGGAGGATAAAACTGATGAATTTGCTAGAACTATGGGGGAAAGTTTTCCAGCGGTTTATCCACCAAAGAATGATTTTAAGATAGAGAATATCACAGACAGTACCCTAAAATTTACTATTGCCAGTTGTTCTTATGACATGACACCTGAAATAGTAAAATCTGATGATGGTGAACAATATATTGACTTAAAGGCAAAAAGAGGAGAAGAGTGCTCTTTATCGGGTAATTTTAATATGGTATCAAGTCCTATTATTGGGGGAAATAAGGATAATGATTACACCGTGTTATTTCAAGTTCCTGATGGCAGTGGAGGAGAAACATCATATCGGAATTGTAATATGGCAATAAGTTTATCAACATCTGAAATTAATTCAAATGCTAGTAATTTATATCCAATGATTCCTTTTATTTTAGAAATTAACGAAAGTACTTATCAAAAAGTTAAAGGTACAGAAGAAGGGTTAAAGAAATTAATAGAGCAGTATGATGACGAAACTTTTGATAAAGGATTACAAAACGATTTTTACACTAATTTTTTAAAATCTATTAAATCAATAACAGAATATACTGATGAGGAAAGATTTAAAAAATTACTTGGTCAAAGAGGGCAATATAGTGAAAAATTAACATCATTTAGCATAAAAAATAATGATAAATTACGATATTCTCCACTTACACATAATTTTTTTATTGGTGACAATAATGAGACTAATGGACTATCACTTAATGATAAAAATTTATTAGCCACTCAATTTGAGACCGCCTATAATTTGAATGGTAAAAAAGTATCAATTGTTACACCTATAAAATACCAAGAAAGTCTTGATGGTCATATTAAAAGGACTGCTGAGATATATTCATTTAGCGACCCTATTGATACTGGTATGTTTAAAGTATTTTTTACATTCTTAAATGATTATAAAAAATTACAGATAAAAATACACTCTGGAAATAACATTTCATTATTATATAATGAAGGACTTAGTTTTAGAGTTAGATATTATACACTTGATACAACAACTTCTGAACCTAAGTTATCAGACTTAGTAGTTTTGGAACCAAATATAAAGAGTGGAATAATTAGTCTATCTTTAGAGAATGAAGATACGCCTAAAATCATGAGGGATAGGACATTCTGTTTATATATTACATTACCAAATGGTTATGTATTTAAAGTTTATGCAGATAATATTAATAATTAGTAATTATGCAGGCATTTTTAGATAAATTTAAGTCAAAAAAAAGTACTAATAAAAGTGTTGGTACGGATGTATATCTTGGTGGTAGAAGAAAAACTCTACCGCCAAGTGAAGTTTATAAAACCTTTGATACATTACAATTTTATCAAGAACAGCGTATTTCTTGTGAACGATATCGACTAACATTTCAAGTTAATACATTATGTACAAATGTATTAAATAATAGTATTACCGAAATTGTGGGGAATGAAGGAAGTAATGATACTTTTGTTCTCAATTATGGTAAATCAGGGAACATTGAAGGTAAAGTTGTTAATGAGGTAAAATATAAAGATACAAATTTATCTAGTTGGTTTGACAAAGATAACGGTACTCTTAAGGCAATTAGAGATACACAGTTATCTGGTTCTTTAACGTATCATTGCGGAAAAGATATTTTCAATAATCATATAATACGGAGTAAAACCTTTAAATGCGTATGCCCTATTAAAAAAAGTAAAGATAATATTGAGAATTTTAATACGATTTCAGATATAATGCGTAATGGAGATGGTACTGAGGTTATAGATGAAATTCTGTATCCAGCTTCAGCTAATATACCAAACGGAAAAAAGAAGAAAAGACTTCATTTATATACTTATGACGACATTATGAGTTATGATGAAACTCTAGAGAAAAAGTTACATAAAACATTTAGTGGGTGGTATGGATATTATAACAGTGCAAAAATAAAATCTTACTATGAAGATAAAACAGAGATAAATCCTTTAGACTTAAATAGAGTTAATTCTCAGTTTAAACCTGGTGATTTTGTGGATATGTATCCTTGTAGGGATTTATACAGTTTCGTCCCTAAATATAATCCATTTAAAGGACGTATTGAAAAGAATTGGGAATATTGTTTAACATATCCAAGTAGTTCTGTAGTTGATGGTATTGATTTTTTAGGTCAAGGAGAAGATGCTGATGGGTTTCATAGAGGTGCTATAAAGATTGTATTGTTTGATGAAAATACCAAATCGGATAATGGTAATGGGCAAATTATTTTTTATTCTTCTTCTAAGCACGGTTTAAAAGAAGGCGATAGGGTTAATGTTTATAATGGGGATAATCTTATTATAGATTCTGTTGAAGTTAAACACGTATTTGATAATTTTATTTTCATTACGGACAACCATAATACATCAATTTCTAAACAGTGGATAGAATTAAAAGATATTGACAAAACTGTATATAAAATATCCAAGCAAGGCAGTGTTGTTATTAGAATAAAGGACAATAAAGAGTATCGTATTGTTAATAAACGTGTCAATATAGATGACGATTCTCAGAATATCTCGTTTAAAAAGGTATCTAATGGCGTAGAATGCGACTATTATGTGAGAATTTTTTCAAGAATACCTAATTTTAGATTTGCGGATAGAAAGCCAACTGAGGAAGAAATGTATAAAAATAATTCTTCATTAATTGCAGAATATCAAAAGCCAGAAAATGATTTTGAAAGTCACTGTACCAAATTAGCGTTTGCTAAGAATATTTATTCAGACCAGATTGGAGAGATTGTTTATACGGATGATATAGATATTTCAGGACTACATGATAACTTAGGTAGACCACTAACTTCTATTTATCTATCTATTTTAAAAAATAATAGTGGATATAAATATTGGTATGGAAAGGGTGGACTTAATACTAATGGAGAGAATGGGGTTCATATTAATATAAATCATGATTCTATAGAATATTCTCATTGTTTTGGTAAGCTAACAGCACAATTTCATAAAAGTGAAGAAGCAATGAACAATGGATTTGTTGGTATAACTAATATTAATAGTATTGATAATATGAAAGGGTTACCTATTTCATCTATAAATAATAGAGATACTGCATCCATTTTCTCTAAAGATGAAATTGATGTTAAAAATGATATTCATTTTTATGGTGATTTTGTTTGTTATGACAACTATTCTTGTATGGAAAGTATCGTAGATGATGCTTTATATCGTTTTAATACCGCCCAAAGAGAATTAATAGGGGACCAGGACGAATCATATAATTATTTCAAACAATTTGCTTATGATGAAATAATAAGTGATGATTATGATTTAGATGATAAAGGTACCGATAGCCATGGTTATTTATATTCTTTTTCAATCAAAACAGGTATTAAAACTGATGCTTGCCAGAAAAAGGAAGGATATTATTATAAACCCCATTACGAAGTTAAACTAAGAACTTTTGGTTCTATAAAAGAATTACATCCTGAATTTTTGAGAATACGCTCTATGGTTGTTAATAATGACAATGAATGTACGTTTAATATTCTGCAAGAACATAATATGAAAAAAGGAGATAAAGTTGTAATGTTTGATGCTGATAAAGGAATATTATATACAGGTATTGTAGTAAGTTTGGTTGATAATCATATTTTTACTTGTATATTTTATAGAGATAATAATGGACATCAAGAAAAGGTAGGAAATGGGGAATTACCAATAATTACAACAAAAGATTCTCGTTTAAAGTTAAGATATCGAGTTTTTAACACAAGTAATTTATTGATACCTAATTACTATACAGTCTCTAAAGATGGGTCATGTACTATAAAATGGAGGGATATATTACAAAATGGTAATGATAATACTTCAAACATTAACCCATTTACAAATGGTGCTATTTATATAAATAATAATATTAGTTTAAAATTAAGAAGACAAGACCCATTTGATACATTTGGATTATGGGCTCAACAAAGTCCATATGACCCATCAGGTGTAACAGTTGATAGGGATGATAAAAATAATTATGTAAAAGCAGATGATATTGTATGTTAAGATATTCTTGTAAAGTTAGTAAAGGTGATACACTATGTAAAATTCCTTTTAAGGAGTTATACGTGGCGCAAGACCTTTCATTTATCTCTGGTACTACTGATGGAAACCTATCTATCAGTAGTGCTGATAAACTAATACTTAGAAATACTTTTGAAACATCTGAATGTGAAGTAGAATGGGAAGATAAAAAACGTCAAGGTTTATGTTTAATCAATATACCTTTTAAAGTAAAAGAGATAAACATAAATAATATAACACATAAATATATAGAATATAATGATAATTTTCTCTATTTACAAGAGGATGAAGACGGAAAGTATATTGTTTTACCATTTTATAACAATTACGTGAACAATGATGGGGAAGATAAATCTTCAATACAATATATTGAAAATTATAAATATTATACTGATAATGATAATGAAATAATACTACCCGTAACACTATGGGTAGAAGATGGTTATATTAAATATAAAGGAAAATATTATTATATTGATAATGATATTGACGGGAATAGCTATGTTGTTAAAAATGATACTGAAGGATATTTTAATGATGCCAAGATTTTTAAATTGGATAAGAAAGATTTCTTTGATGTAAAAACTTTTACTATACATCGTCCATCTAATAATGTTTTATCAATAGAAAATATAATAGGAGGTACTTATAAGTTATTTTGCATTTATGATAACAAAAAATATTATATTACAAAAAAGGTTATAAATGGAGTGACAAGAATAGGTACTTATATTGATGCAGTACGTGTTGGTAAGGGGGATAATAAGTATTATGACAATGTATGGTCTGATGTATATACTATAAATTACAATGATTCAAGTAATAAGCATATTGTACTATCAGGCACTACTGCTCAAGATATTAATATAAACATGTTAAGAGGTGATGACTTGTTTATTAATATAGACGGGACAACTTATCCAATTAAAGAGCAAATAATTAATACATTAGATATTGATAAAATCATTGTATATGTTAAGAGTGATAAACATAATTTGAATATTAATGATACATTTTATTTGAATTATTATTCTTCACGGGAGTATGAATCGCACATTTTCACGGATGATAAAAATAAACAATACATTATTCATGAAAATCAGAGATATTTCATAGAAAATAGATGTTGTGATACAATATTAATTAATCAAGAGTCATTTAACTTATATTATCCTAATGGATATGAAGATGGTAAAATAGCCTATGCTGACGTGTATGGGGTAAGAATAGACGGTGAAATTCTAAATAATGGTACTTCTTTTAAACGTCTGTACAACATACCAAATGGAAGAAATTTCACTGATACGATATATCCAATTATCAATAATAGTGGTGTTGAAATTCAAAATAAAAAGTATCCCCTTTTAAATGATGGACAAAGAGTTTCTATAAAATTTAATGATTCACATAGAATTAGAATGAGAATTATAGATAAAGTTGGTTCATCAAGTTTGTTGTGCTCTGTTGATTTAGATAAGAAATTGTATAAAGAAGCAGAATATAATGATATAATATCTTATTTTAACCAATTTATCGTAGATAATAGTCATGAGTTTGTTATAGAATATGAAAGTAAAATTTTTGGAGATAGAACATTATCAGTAGATTTACCTTTTGTGGCAACTACTTTAAGTAATAATATTAATTCTACATATGACTATTATAATCTTAATGAAAAATTAGAAATATACGGTTACAGTGCGTTTTGTCGTCTATCTGTTCCATTAACAATGACAAGTGGGGGTAATCCTTTACGAGATAATATTATTGAAAATCATTTATTTGAAAGTGAGAGAAGAAATATTTTTACTGATGTCGTAGATATGGAGAAGGAGGTGTATTACCCAGTTTATCCTGTTATTGATAATGATGGCAATTTTGCTATAGACTCTAATGGTATGCAACTTTTTAATAATGTACGTTCAATAGAATTTAACTTACATTTTAGAACAAGAGATGAAGATAGCTGGAAGGTTATAGAAGATGAAGGTAATAATAGCATAACTAAGAGTTTATCTAATTGGTTTATTACAGATTATGAACCTTATAAACATCTTTTAGAGACTGATGGAGATAAAATTCAAAAAGAATCAGACTTATTAGGCCTTTTATATTTTACCAACAATGATGTCTATTATCAAAAAGATAAATTAGGCAAGACTTTTTTACGCTTAAGTTTTTATGACAGCGTTGACCCAATGACCCAGAATTTACTTGCAACATCTACTATTTTCTTTGACGAATCAAAAACTTTTAAAAAATACATGAATAATATTTCTGGTTTTGATAAAAAAATAATGTATGAAAATGTAGATAAAGATGTCAATAATATAAATCATACTATTGGTGTAAAGACAGAAGCGTGTTATAATAATGAAAGAAATGAATTGATTTATTTATGGGATGATACTAAAAGATTAAGTTCAAGATTTTCTGTTATGAATAAATATGAAAGTAACGATTCTTCTGAGGGATTTTACTTATATATGTTTAGAGATTACGCAACAAATATGCACCCCTCTAAATTATTCATGAAAGTTGAATTTAATCATGCTGGATTAGGTAAGTCACTATTATTTACTTTACCAACATCAAAAGATGGTCATGTATTAAAATTGAATAATAAAAAAGACCTTAATGAATTAAAAGAGGGTGTTAGAATTAATGAGATTCATAAGCATTCATATATACCTTTAACTGCTGTATATGATATAAAACAGAAACGCTATTCTTATTATATAGACACCAATTATATTTCACCAGAAACAATAAGTAGTAATAATGGTCATTTACAGTTTAATCTGTTTGAAATGAAGATAAAGAATGAAGAATAATAATGAGAAAAATACATTTTACAGTTTCATTAGAACAATTTACGTCACGTATACCTGGGTTTATTCCAGCCTTTGATAGTGATGGTAATTATCATATTTTCACCAAAGATGCTATACTTGCTCGTAAGAATCGTTTTCCAAATAATTACGGAATGTTACCTATAAGTATTGATATTAGTGATTTCTTTATCAAACACCCAGGAACTAAAATAGCTGAAGGTAAATTATCTTATGATGGAAAATGTATAGTATCTTATAGGAGGTTAGATGATTGGTTCCATTTCTTCACTCAATATTATGATTTGTTGAACAATCATGGGTCATGTGGTAGAGCTTATACTTCAGCTACAGAATATTATAAAAATGAGGTAAATTCTAAAACAGGCTTTGATGCCTTGTATGGTAATGATATTACTGCTTATGAGGATATGGATTCATTTTTTAATTCTCATGGTGGTAAAGTAGTTATTAAGGAAAATAATGCTTTATACGGATATGACACAGAAGAGTTAAATATACCAGCTGTAGCTACAGATGACGGATTATTTAAATATATGCTAGATAATTTATTTCTAAAATTTTATATTCCAAAAGATTATAGAGATGCGTGGGGAGTAAGTTATTTGTGGTTTGGAGATGCTGTAAAATGGAATAGTTGGTTTTTTAATAGAAGAAAGATATATGATAATATTGATGTACTAACCAAATGCCCAACATCTGATAATTGTTGTGATTGCGAAGAATATTTTAAGAGAGGTGGCAGAATTATGGGGGATATGCTTTCAGAATGGGTTTCTAAAGCTAATATTAAAGCTGAACAGCTATCACAAATGTATGTTGAAAATCCGTATTTAAATCCTACATCTATTCATTCCTTTAATATTCAACAATCTATTGAAAATATGGGGGAAATGTCTATATTTTCTAATGACTGGAAGTCTGGGGTAGATTATATTAATACTCAGAGTGATAGTAAAGAGGGCACAGTTGTCATTTATAATAATAATGCGTATATCATACGTTCTAAAGAAGATATAATAGAAACAGCTCAAAACATTAGTAGAACTAACCGTAATAAAACTAAATTATTCGGTTTTAAGTTTGATGAAAAATACTTAGAGAGAGTGTGGGGTAACTCTAAAGTTAATATATGGGATGGTAATCAATTTACAACTGATGATTCTAATAATGATAATCATTGGAAAGATTATACATCATATTACATTTTATCTCATGAAAATGATTTTAATGTACAGAATAGGTACATACTAAAAGATTATAAAGGTACATATAAGAAGATTTATACTGATGATATAGAAGCTGCTAAAAAAATATGTGATGGCATAAATTCAGTTTCTTACACATATGATACTAAAAAATGTGTTGTAATAAATAATATCATTTACCCTGTTATAAAAGGAAAATATATAATACTTAATGATAAGATTTATGCGGTAGAAACTAATGGCATTAATGAATGCATAGTAAATAACTCATCTAAATTATTTTTGAAAGATAATAAAGTTAATAATATTTCTGCGATAGAAGGGTATTTTATAAACTATAATGGAGAATATATACTTTGTGAAAATGATAGTCTAACTATTTCAGACGCAAATATTAACTATACTTATAAAGTGTTTGATGCGCACGTTATGGTATCAAGTATGAACTTATATATAAAAGATAGAAAGGCTTATAAGATATCAAATAATCTTGATGGTGATATTAATAGTGGTTTTAAGCAAGCTACAGAAGATATTACTTCGTCAATAACGGATGGAACAATATATAAAAATATTATTATAAATGAAGATGATGTAGTTTTGGTTTACAACTATGAGCTTGAAGAAGTTAATGATATAACAGGTTATACAGAGTCCAAACTTGATTTGTTAAAACCTAATGTTAGGTATTATGATGATATAGGCAATGAAATGCATGGATTTAACCCAACTGAAAGTATAGTCTGGGATGGCTCGGAGAGTATGAGCGATAATAATGGTGTAAACCCATTATATTCTCAGCCTTCAGAAGGAACGGTGTTGAAACCCTATTACAATATTGGTAATACCACATCATTATCCGTATTAATAGGGGATAAGTATAAACCGTCAAATAAATTCTATAATGGAAATATAATTACAGACATGGAATTTTATTGTACGGATGATGAAGGAAAAATAATAAGCGGAAAATACAATAATATAGACAGTTTAAAAGCAATCAATGCTTTAATTACTGAGGTCGGAAATATTACTAAAGATAAACATTTAAAATGTAATATCACATATCATTTAAATGCTACCCTTATAAAAGATAACGATACATTTACCTTAGCAAATAACTATTCGGAGGGAATTAAGTTTGAAGAAACGGTAGAATTTATTAAGAAGCAAGAATTTTTCAATACTTCCACAACTACTAAAATATTAGTGTGGTATTATGATATAAAGCATGAAACAGACATTTTAAAATCTGGTATTTATAATCATGAGTGGGAAAGTTCAAGAGCAAGATTTAGTTTGCCATATATAAACTTGGGAAGTAGAAATGATATTATTGATATGGACGATACTAATAATACTGTAGTATTACCGTTATTTAGAGAAGAATATAGATTTGGCAACTCATCACCTCAAAATATAAATAGTAATATTTATATAGATAAAGGCGTTAATTATGCTTTTGATAAACATCTTAAGTTAGGAGAAATTTCATCATTTGAAAGTCTCGAAAATTATTCAAATGGTTATTTTAATATAATTGATAGTTAAAAGTTTTTTATAATGGCAATAGGTACTTATGGTTTAACAATTCCAATGCATTTCAGTGAAAGTGAAATAAATAATATGGTAGATATATACTATACATTTCACAAATCACGTTCTTATGACGATTTTGAAAATAAAAAATATATTAAACTTGACTCTTCTATTCTCAAACCAGCAATGAGAGAGAATAATAATGGGGAGCAAGATACTGTTTTAGAGGGTATGTATAATATCCACTTACCTTTATCAGAGTTTGGTAGGAAGGGATATTATACTGTTTATATTAAACCAAAAGAAACTAAAGCAATTATTACTGATGTTGGGTCTTTATCAGCTTTTCCTGGTGTTAGGGGAATTGTTTTGGACTCAACTAAAATTGATGAATCTATACGTCAGAAAGTTGTGTCTAATAACAGTTTAGTCGGATATAGAGTAATTTTTATTGATGACTCTAATAATAGACGTAACGAATATCGTATTATTACTTCAAACAATAAATGTGAACCACTTGTACAAGTACCTAATTCTTCAAGTGATAAAAGTTATTCATATCGTTATAATGAGAGTTCTTCTTTGGTTTTCTTAACTCTCTCACCTTCAAGTGCGCCATCTTTTAAATCTAATGCTACACCTTTTATAGGTAAGCCAACTCAGGAAATATTACTTGTTAATACCTTCTTTGAGCCTATTGCAATAGATATTGAAATGGTTGACCATGATGCAGATACGATTTCTATGATGATTGAAAACTCTCAACTTAGAAATCTGGATAATGGTCTTGTAACAACATTTAATGATAATAATGAAATTTATCATCAGTCAGAACACTTTACACTTAAAGACCAGTATACAGGAAAGCCTGTATATGAAGTTAAGCAAAAGAGAAATAATAATATAGACTTCACTCAAACTATAAACGATAAACTTTCATAAAATGCGTTACATCAAAAGTCATTCAAATTATGTTTTGAAATCACGTCATCAACTTACTAATGATGGCGTGATAAACGAGAGAGATATTACTACTATTGGTGGTTTGAATCAATTTGCAAAAGGACAAACACCAATATATAAAAGTGGAAATTTTATCATCACGGTTAATGATGATAATAATACTGTACGTACCGTTGAAAACACTAAATGGGAAAGTAACGAAAATGGTGAAATATGGACATTAAGTAATATCAAAAATATTAATGATGAAAAGAGTAAAGATAAGGATTCTGATAATATGATAGTCCTTAAACAGGATTATTATGATTTACGTGATTTTGCTTATTATGGGTCTTGTTCTGAACTTATACGTTCATCTTTGATTGATATTTTGAAACGTTTCCCTGGTGAACTATTTGCACCAAGTAGAAAAGGTTATTCTACTGATGAAGCACCTATTGTTGGATTAAATGTTACATATCATGATGCAAATGCAAGCAATGATGGTAAGGCGATTAATATTAAATTAGGTGAAAAACTATCAGTTAATTATAATAACGAAGTAGAGTATGATTTAGAAGTATTAGATGTAAATCCGCAAAGTGATACATATAATGAAACTTATCATACAACCTCTTTTAGTAAAATACGTTTGACTGAATATGATTTTAATGATGAAGGGGAGCCTAATACTAAAGAGTATGTTGATTCTCATACAGCATACAAAGAAATTATAGGGGCGACACCTTTATTTGATGGTGAAGCATTATTTTTATTGGATAATCCATTTAATATTGATATACACAGTATAATCGTAAATAAAGAAGAAAATAAAAATCCATTAAAATACTTTTGTAATAATGGTGCATCTAATTATGAACTTGTCATAGGAAATACTGACAATGTAAGGGACATTGAATCTGTTGAAAGTCACGTTGCTATAGATTCATTAGATGGCGCATGTCCTGGAGACAAATTAGGTGATGTTGTTATAACGTTTGCAGGACAAATAAAATTAGATATACAGGTATACCTTGGTGATAACAATGAAATATTCTACATGCTTGATAAAGAAAATTTCTTATTAATGTCTGAGAATGAGTATCATATACGCCCTAAAAAAGAATGGTTTACTAAATTTTATAATGAGTGTGATGCTTTTGAAAAATTACTAATAAATCCTCGGAGTACTCCAAAGTACACTGCTACATTTCAAATTATTAAAGAAAATGATTTTGGATATTACACAGAAATAGAAAGTTTTACATTCCCTACAACGTATGGCGGTTATAATATAATCGGCATGACATCAATGTATGATGATTATACCTCTCGTCTAGCAGATATTGCAGCTTTTTATGATGAGAGATTTTCAGATAATCTGTATCGTTCGATGACTCATGAAGCGATTAAAAACTTCGACTGGACAGGTTCAAAGGATAATAATATCATAAATTCTAAGAATGACAAAATAGCTAAAATATTAAGGTTATTTTCAGTAGAATTTGATAAAATTAAGAGCTATATAGATTCCATAAATACAGTTAACTCTGTCACATATGACCAAGTGTCTAATATACCAGATTATTTCCTGCCTGACGTGTTAGAATTAGATGGGTGGGATGTTAATAGTGTAAAACCTTTTAGGCTCTCAGAATACGAAATAAATGGCTCTAATGCAACCCCTATTAAGCCTAATACATTGTCTGAAGATAATGAGAAGAAAAATCTTACTAAATCAAATAAATATCTAAAAAGAATATTTAGTGAAATAGATGATTTACGTATAACTCCATATTCTTCCAATAGAAATAGTAAAGCTAAGGGTTATGCATTAATATGTGGTGAGAATGGTTGGGTTAGAGATTGTGAAAACCCTAATAACCCATTAAGAGATAATTTGATTAAAGATTATAATGATGAAATAGAGTATTCTTCAGGCGATGTTAATAATGAATTTATGCGTCGTTTAAAGATTAATTCTAAGCATATTATGAGACATAAGGGAACTATTCATGGAGTAGAAATGATTTTATCTATGTTTGGTTTGAAGAGTAAGAAATGGTATGACTTGATTCCAGATTTTACCAATGACAATCGGTGTGCAGGGAAAGTAGGTAAAAGTAAATTTAATAATTCTGTACCTTATGATTATGAAATAGAAGAATATACATCTTTTGCTAATCCGATAGATGAATCTTGGGATGATGTACATAAGATGTATAAGATTGATTGGTATAATTCTACTAAGGTTATAGATTATAATAATTTTACCACATCAATACAAAATACTCAGCATTCGGATTATATTTCTTATCAAGGTTTACCTGTAAGTTATTTGGACATTGTTAAACATAATAATAAAAATGTTTATTTAAAAAGAGGTGGTGGCTTTACAGAAAAAAAAGAAGAAGCATATGTTACATCTGATGGTTATCCAGTATTAAGAAGAAAATTGTATCCATATTTTAGTAAATCTGAACAAATGGACGGTAATTTTTATTTTCAGATGAACGGTGGGTGGCTAGGAAGTCGTATAGAAAAAGGCAATAATAGATTTAATTTCTTATTCGACAAATCTTCAAACATTTATGCTGATGATAGTAACGAAAATAAAATATTTCAGGAAACATTAAGAACGATTAAATCAGTAAATACATTACAGGACTTAATTAATATAAGTCAGGATGTCATTGAGAAAGGAGACGTATATTATGTAAAGAATATAAACGGTAACTATGCAATAATTAATGGATTTGTATTTAATGTCCATAGCGAAAAGATAAATGATGAAACAAAATGGTACGTTGAATTTATTGTTAATCAAGAGAGCATTTTTATAGGAGACAGTAGAATAAACGATACTGTAACTGTATATGATTCGTCATTTAATAAAATATCATATAATATGTATGATATGCAAGATGGTGAAATAATAAAGGCTTATATTAATAATACAGATTTAACCAAAGATGAATTTATTGTATTTTACCAAAGTTTAAATAAAGTAGAGTCATTCACTTTAATGAATAATACTGATAATAATAATGAGGTTATAAGTTCTACTAATTATTTCAAAATAGATGTGCCTGAAAATTCAAGAACAATAACAGTTCATGATAAAAGAAAAAATACTTGGTCAGACGGGTGGAGACAATTAAATACAAATGATGTTGAGTATTTTTTGATAAATTCTATACGTGATTATTTCAAAGGTAATAATCCACATTGCGGTAACATGAAATATGATTGCGGACATGAATATTTTGAATACTTTCAACATATATTTAAGTATCCTTATGAAAATAATCTATTTGATGAAAGATGTTATCGTGATGGTTTAAATGATATTGCTACTCAGGTATACCCTATTGGTTTTACTGGGCTTATTAATGAGGATAATAATCTTAAGAATTATGATAAATACCTTTTAAAAGATAGTAAAGTACATTACTTTGGAGATTATATATCACCTGATGGACAATATCATATTTACACGGATGATGAAGATATTATAAAGAACAAAGTATCAAAGTACGGGACAAATATTGTTACATCTTATGGTATGGATAATATTATAAGCGGTAAGAGAAATGTAAAAGATGAAACTTATAAATCAAGAAGTTTAGATAATGGTGAAACAATAGGTTTTAATAACGATATAGTAACAAACCAAATTGTTAATAATAAAAGACTATTAATTCGTTTTTTCTTACATAATAACTGGAATACTAATGGAGGGTTGTGTGAAATCAAATATTTAAACGATGTTGTTATACCATATATGACACAAATGATATCATCTGGAGCTATTCTGGAAGTTGTGTTTTCACACTAATATATATAAGAAATACTGGCTATGCATTAACCAGTATTTCTTTATCTTCATCAAAATCTTTTATATCATTTATCCTTATGTCATATAACCCAAAATCTGACTCAATATCAATAAATGAGTGTTTTAGAGTCTCCATATTCCAAACAACAAATCCATGTTTACTAACTGTTTCTCCAAAATCTTGTTGAATTAATGACCCAGGGTAAACAATTTCAGTATTTTTTCGCTTAAGGGTCTGGCGCATATGAATATCTCCAGCCATTACAGCATCACAAAAGGAAAAAATATCTCCATCGTTACCAATTTCCATTATAGTACCATTGTTAACCTGCGTACCTATTACTGTACCATGATACAATCCTATTATTTTATTTCCTTGTTTTTTTACATCTTCTGTAATATCTGGGATACTATAATCTGAATATATAGAGAACAAAGCCCAATTTATATTATCATCTTGATAAACGCCACTTACATAACCCAACTCTTTGTCTAAGAAAATAGTATTTTGAAAGTTAGCTGTTGTAAATAGAGCTGACATAGTATCTTCTCTATTTATATTATTTACTACTAAATCATGATTTCCTGCTATTACAATAACCTTAGCTACCTCTTCTAAAGCACGTAAGAAGGTACTTGTAAAGGTAAATAACTCATTACTGATATTATTCTTTTGATGTACTAGGTCACCAGCAATAACTATTCTAACTTCATCTTTCTCGAATTTAGAAGCTATTTCCTTACACTTATTAATAAACTTAATTAATTGCTCAGAATATTCTTCATGACGTAGAACGTTACGAATGTGAATATCTGCAACATGTATCACACATTTAATCATACTTTATATTAAAATTATTTTTGCAAAAGTACAAAAAAAAATTATATAAACAAAGAAATTTAGTATTTATTAAAAAATAATTATGAAGATTTTAGTTAAAAGAGTAGCAAAAAAAGAAAAATATACAATTGGCAAAATGTATGTAGATGATGTTTATGTATGTGATACAATAGAAGATAAAGATAGAGGTTTAACACAGAATACACCATTAAATGACATTAAGAAAAAGAAAGTTTATGGTCAAACAGCTATACCGTCAGGTACTTATAATGTAACTCTTGATGTTGTGAGCACTAAATTCGGTCAGAAACCATATTTTAAAGCATTATGCGGTGGTAAATTACCACGTTTAATGAATGTACCAGGTTTTGATGGTGTATTGATACATACAGGAAATGATGAAGATGATTCTTATGGCTGCATTATAGTGGGATATAATAAGGTTAAAGGAAAAGTTATTGAAAGTAGAAAAGCATTTGAAAAATTATATCCAATTTTAAAGCAAGCATTTAATAAAAAGGAAAAAATAACAATTCAAATAGGTTAAAAATAAAACAGAAGATAAATTAAATATCTTCTGTTTTATTAATTATATAATATTCTCTAATTTTCGTGCTGATTTTAAAAAATTTATAATTGCTTTATTACCTCCTTGTTCATAAATCAATGATGGGTCATACAATTTATTGACTGGTATATATCTTATTCTATTATAAAGTTTACCATGATTAAGGGTAGAATATATTTTTTTTACTGTTTCAAAAGCGTCTCCATCAAGAAATATGTTTATATTAGCACGAGCCTTTTCTATAAGTTTCCAGTATAGGCTAAAATTTTCGTTTATAGCCTTTCCTAATAAAGGAATTGAATTAGGTACCACTATGTGGTCAAAAGGTCCTTCTACGAGCGTTATATCAGCGTCCCATTGTATTGTTTCTTCGTTGAATATTATACTTTTTCTATCTACATTGGGATTGTAATATTTCTGTTTATTTGGCTTATTAGTATAATCTCTACCAGTCCAATAATTTATCTCACCAAAATTATCATATGAAGGTATAATTATTCTGTATCCCATCCTCCAGTTATCTTTTTCATATTGGGTAAAACCTATATGATATTTATTAATTATATCCCATTTAATATTTCGTTTAGATAGGTATTCAAATGCATCTTTAGGATACCAGTGATTTTGTATAAAAGGTTTGAATGAAGAGGGTAAAATTAATTCTTTATTACTCTCTGAATTTTTTATAATGTTGAAATCATCATCATTATAATTCAGCCTATACATACGACTTTCTCTTAAAGAGGTAATGGCTTGCTTATAATCATGAAGAATATTTTCATTGCCGTATAATTTTATAAGTTTTATTATACTACCTTTCATGTCATCATCCTGAGAAGAACATTTCCAACACTGAAATACTTGCTTCTGGAGATTAACCTCTAAGTTGTACTTTCTTGCTTCATCATGCCCATCTCTTTCTATACACCTTGGACAAGGGAATTGAAGTTGAAGGTTGCTTCCATCAAATCCATTTTTACAATCTCCTAAAAAAGAAGATAAAATATGATATATATCGTATAACTCTGGTAACATATTATGTATTTTTGTCGGCAAAGTTAAAAAAAATAATTGGAACTAACAATATTAATATACTATTTATTGTTAAATAAAGAATTATTTTTATGAAAAAAATAAAATATACAGAAAATGACTTATATAATGCAATGGTTAGAAATGTAGACGAGGATGCTATCGTTTATGGCGCTAACGGGCATTATGCTATAGGGGCTTATTATGACATAACTAAAATAGTTAGTACTAATGGTACTGTCGACTATAATAATAAATCTAATTTTGAAAACAATAAGGATTTTAAAGGCGTTAAGCAATTTATGTCTCTTGGAGTTAACAAAGATGATTTAAATAAAGATATTTACAAATATTAATTTTTAATGTATATATAAAAAAATAGAGAACATTTAAGTTCTCTATTTTTTATTGCAATAAGTAGTTCTATGAATTACCTTATCCCAATATAATACATCATACTCGATACCTTTATCTATCTCTTTGATATTTTTGATTTTTAGATTTAAATCTCCATACTTTTGTTTATTAAGAAAACCTAAGCATGCAACATATGCATCTGTAGCATCAAAATTTTCTTTCTTTAATTCCCCCTTTTTATTATAAATCCATGGAACGTCTGGAAAAATTTCCGATACATTACCTTGAATAACTGTTTTTTTATCAATAGCCCAAGGATAATCACCGAAGAGTACCATTTTGCATTGTTGTATTTCTTTTAGAATTTTATTATAATCATACTGTTTCTCATCCTTACCAAATTTTCTAATACTCATCAGATTAGGGAAAGAATACTTTCTCGCATCGTATGAAGAAATATAATTAGGAACAATACCTAAAATATTATATACGCAATCAGATATCATACCGTTAAAACGTAATAATGTTCCGACTGTATTGACATTATTACTACGTAACAAAGGTTCTTCAATTACGACCTCATCAATTCCAAAATCCTTGAATTTAACAATAAAATCTTCAAAAATCTTTTTCTTTAAGAATAATTGTTCAACGCCTTTAATTTTATTTGAAACTTTAGGACTAATATGAGTTAGTTCAAGAATTTTACCATAATCGGTTTCGTCATCTAAAACAATGCAAACACCAATGGTTGACGTAGAAACGTCTAAACCCATTGCTATTTTTTTTCCATTTTTGTTCATATATATATTATATTATATATTTAAAATATATTATTAATATAATAATAAAAT